GTCCACGAGCGCCCGGTACTTACGCTGCCCGAGGGCGCGGAAGACGAACGTCTCCGTCGACTCGGCCATCTCCGCCTCGAGAGCCGTGATCGCCTCGGCCAGAGGTCGCCTCGGGTCGGCCTCGGCCATCGACGACGGCGCCCACTCCCGCAGCGCGTCCAGCTCGTTCTCGAGCCGCTCGTGCTCGGCCGCGAGGTCGCCACGCAGGCACACCCGCACGGTGTGCTCGGGCAGCTTCGCTGCGGCGAGGATGTCCTCGAAGCCCTTGGCCTTGCGCTTGTTCGACATGCTGTGCTCCTGACCGTTGCCCTGACCGTGGGCATGGCTCGGGGCGCGGCGGCGAGCCCGGTCAGGGTGACTCGCCGCCGCGCGTCCGATGGGCGTCAGGCCACCGCAGCGGTGTCGACGACGGTGCCGTTGATGATGAACTCGACGGCGAACTTCTCGACCATGTTCGCGGCGGGCGCGAGCTCCTCGCGGAACCCCGCCTGGCAGGGGATCACGGTGACCTTCTGGGTCGACGCCCACGCGGTGGACGCGGCGACACCGGAGCGGCGCACGAGGTAGCCGGACGGCGTCGACGCGAACGTGGTCCACGGCGCGTTGCCCTTGCCCTGCTGCTTGAACGTCAGCTTGACGGTGTCCTCGCGGCGGCCGGCGGCGCCGGTGTTCTGCGTCGAGTTCAGGGCCGTGGTGTCGACCTTGGCCGTGGTGACGCCGTTCTCCCAGCCGTCGGCGGTGATGTACGACTCGAGGGCCACGCCGGCGTTGAGCTCGGAGGTGGTGGGGGCTGCGGTGTTGCTGATCGACGACACCCAGGAGACCCGGGTGTAGCCGTCGCTGATGATGTCGCTCACGACTTCTCCTTGGAGGTTGCCGCCGCACGGGCGGGCTTGCTGGCAGCGGCGGCGGCACCGGCGCTGGGGTTGAGTGCTCGCGCGGCCCGAGCGGCGACGTCGGCGTCGTGGGCGGCCTGCTCGTCGTCGGTGAGCAGCGGGTCACGGTGGCGGTCCGAGCACGGGCCGAGAGCCACCCATCCGCGCCCCTCGTACTGCGGCAGCGCGGCCACGTCGATCAGGCAGCGGGCGCCGTCGAGCGCGGCGTTCTCGAGGACGACCAGGGCGCTCACTTGCGGAACACCGCCGCAGTCACGGACGAGGTCCCCGAGTAGGCGATCGTGGTCAGGCCGGTGCTCGCGCTGTTGGTCTTGGCGGTAAGCGGGAACAGCTTGGTCGCGCCGTTCGCGACGCTGACCGCCGTCGTGGTGGCGGCGTTGCCGGCCGGGGTCAGGCCCGAGTCGGAGATCGTGACGGTGATCGCGCCGCCGCTGCCGTTGGTGACGACGAGCCACATGGAGTCGTCGGCGGCGACGGTGTCGGACGAGTTGACGGCGGCGAGCGTCTGAGTCGTGCCCGCCGTGGTGATCGTGGTGGGGGTGAGCAGTGCCATGCGGGGCTCCTCGGTGCGTGGCGAAGCACCCGCGCGCCTGGCGGCGTCGGGTGGCGGGTGGGGTGAGTCAGGCGGGGATGCTGACGAGCTCGAACTCGTCGAGCACGTAGACCAGGGACGAGACAACGTCGTCCTCGCGGGCGGGCTGCGAGTTGACCGACGTGATGGGGAAGCACTGCCGCGAGGCGACCGTGGGTCGCACGTCGAGCAGCGCCGTCGTGACCTTCTCGCTGACCCACTGCGCCGAGGCGCGGGTCACCCCGACGGACGTGGCCCAGATGCGGACGGTGACACGGTCGGACGAAACGGGAAGCGCCGACCGCTCGCGGCGGCCGGAGTCGGTGCGGATCACGACGTAGGGCAGCGACGGCGAGTCGGGCACGGTGCCGTCGTAGACGGTGACGCCGGACACGGCATCGACGAGCGCGAGAACGGCGTCGACGTGGGCGCGGATCACGGCTTCGAGATCACCTCCACGCCAGCATCAAGAAGTGCCCGCTCGAAACGGGGCGCCTCTTCGTCGAGTGCGGGCGCGAGGAACGGCTGCGGTGCGTCGTTCGCCGACCCGTACTCGTAGAACGTGGCGAGCGGGCCGGGGCTGATGTCCTTGTTCGGGCCGATGACGGCCTCGACCATTCCGAATCGCCCGTCGCCCTCGATGTCGTAGTCGATGCTGTAGGCCAGCCGAGGTGCGCGGGAGTGGCCGGAGGCGTTGCGCCGTGCGGCGGCCTTGACATTGAACGCCCCGCGCTTGACGATCTTTGACGACTCGGCGCCGACTGTTCCGGCCGCCCTACGCAGCACCGCCTCGAAGGCCACCACCTCGGAGACGTCGACGTCGCCCATCAGTTCTCGACCCACTCCGCGAGGAGGCGCCGCGCGGTCAGGTGCGACCCGACCGGGACGCCCACGACGGTCAGCGCAGCACCGACAAGGCCGGTGTCGTGGACCGACGCGGTCACGGTGACGACGTCGCCCACGGCCACGTCATCAACGGTGATCGGCAGCGACACGACGAACCGTCGCGTGACGACCTCGCGCTCGCCTGCCGTCTGCTCGCCGGGCGGCTCGGGCTTGACCCGGCAGACGCCCGTGTAGACCGTCGTCGACGTGCGGGCGGCGACACCAGTCGTCTCGTCCGGCGCACCGTAGGCACCCGGGCGGGTGACCGTGCAGGTGTCGACCATGAGGCGCTGCGCGGCCAGGCGGCCGGCCTCGACGACGCTCATCCGAGGACCAGCGATCCGGCGTTGACCCGGTACGGCGCGAGCGAGCGCCGCTCCGTGGCGGTCAGGGACACCCCGGCGAGGTCATCGTCGGACCCGGCGCGGGTGTAGGAGTAGTCGTCGATCGACTCCGTCCGCAACCCGCCCGGGTTGAGGTACGCGCGACCGGCGACGGACAGGGCCACGCCACGGATCGCGGCCGGGGCCACGAGGTAGCCCGCCGTGTAGGTCACGGTGGCGCGGGGCACGTCGCGGAACGGGTCGGTGCTGAAGGTCCGGTCGGCCAGGCGCAGCCACGGGCTGACGCCGTCCCACGTGTAGTCGGTGCCCAGCACGTAGGTGTCGCCGGAGACGACGACCGAGGACACCGCCGTCACGGGCCGCTCGGGCAGCGGTACCCGCCAGTAGCCGTCAGGCCCGGCCACGATCGGCAGCGACGCCGCGTGAGTGGCCCGGGTGACGTTCTGACGCAGGTACGTGCGCACCAGGCCCTGCGCGATCTGCCGGACCAACTCGGCGGCGGTCGCGTCGGCGGTGACCTTCAGGTACGAGTCGAGCTCGTCGAGCTCGAACAGCGGCGGACCGGAGACGGTGAAGCCCCGGAACATCGTGTCGATGACCGAGCCGGTCGTCGCGGTCCACTCCGCCAGGTAGTCGCCGATGGTCGGCGGGAGCTGGTAGACGGTGCTGTAGACACCCTCGCTCACGCGGTCGACGTCCAGCGTCGTCGTGGTGCCGTCGGGGTTCGTGACCACGCAGGTCACCTCGGTGGCGTCGAGCAGCGCGTCTGAGGCGTCGCGCAGCTCGATCGACAGCCGCGCGGGCGCGCCGAAGTCGAACACCGTGGCCATCGGGTCAACCCTTCGATGTCGTCTTACGCGCCGGGGTGTCGACGACGGCGAGCTCGCCCTTCGCCGCGAGGCATCGCATCGCCTCGTCGCGGATCGGGCCGCCGGGGCTCGGGTTGTTCGGGTCGCGGAAGTCGTCGACCTCGAAGGTCGCGCCGCCCAGGCCCTGAACGGTGATCGTGGGGTGTGCCATGTCCTGACCTTTCGTCGGTGCCGCACCAGCCCGCCCGGTGATCCCGGGCGGGCTGGGCGACGATGGGGCCGTCAGGCCGTGCGGGGGACGTAGACCGCCGCGATGGTGCCCGTGGCCCCCGACTCGACGTCGATGTGCAGGTAGCCCGACTCGGCGCCGGACTGCACGAACCGAGCCGACGTGAACGGGCCGACCCACTTGGTCGTGTTGTTCGCGGCGACGACGAGGTTGCCCTGCCCGGCGTTGAACGCGGGCGGGTTGTCACCGGCGAGGAACGTGTAGTTCTTCGACCCCGCGTAGGTGGCGCCGATGATGATGAACAGCTCCTCGAGCGGGCCGGGGCACGCGACGGAGTGGCCGTTCGTGGGGTCGATCGCCGTGGTGGTCGGCGCTGCGACCGAGGCGTTCGGGCTGAGGGTGTTGACGGTGACCGCAGTGCGGGCCATGTGGTTCTCCTTGTTCGATCCGGGTGGGGTTGGTCGACCCGGCGGTGGCGCATCCCCAGGGGGCTGCGCCACCGCCTAGAGCAGGTCAGGTGATCGACGCCACCACGGTCGCGATCGCGTCGGGGCGGACGAGCTTGGCGCCGTAGACGTGCAGGCCCTTGAGCGCGTCGCTGAACGAGTCCTGCGGACGGTACGGCTCGACCTTGACGATCTGCTCGGCGAAGGTGATCGCGGACGGCACCCCCGCCATGACCGCGTAGTCGTCGCCGGTCACGAGCGGGGCGTTGTTCGACACGAGCACGTCGAACCCGAAGGCCCGCCCCACCATGCCGTTGCGCAGCGCCTCGGACGTGCCGCTCGCGTCGACGCGGACGAACAGGTCCGAGCCGAGCAGCAGGCCGTGGTACCACGGGGGCACCACGACGTAGCGGCCCTCCTGGGGCACGTTGGCGTTGTCGAGCTTGATCTTGAGGTTGATGAGCTGGGTGACGGCCAGCGCCGCGCTGGTCACCGAGACGGTGCCGAGGGCGTTGGCGCCCTGCGCGCCGGAGTAGAGCGCGGCGACGTACTGGTCGGCGGTGTCGCGCAGCGAGTACGCGGCCTCGGCGGCGGCCTCGGACATGAGCGCCCCACCGTTGCGGGACTGCCGCAGGTCGAGGTCATCGACCTCGAACGCGAAGTACTTGCTCTGGTCGATGAGCAGCGAGCGGCTCGCGTCGGTGAGCTGCTCGGGGGTGATCGTGGTGGAACCGCGCGTGTAGGTGCCCACGCTCGGGCGCGAGATCGACGTGATGCGCACGGTGTCGCCGCTGTCGCTGATCTCGCCCTCGTAGTTGCGGTTCACGACGCCGGGACCGGCGTACACGAGGGACTTCTTGAGGCTGGAGAGCAGCTCGGCCGCCCACACCTCGGGGATGAAGT